GGTGTTCAGCGACAGCGACTTCGCGCGGCTGCTCACGTCGATGCCCGACTACTACATGTATTCGGACTTCGCCCTCGGCAAGCTGCTCGGCTGCGTGTTCTTCCGCAACAACGAGAGCCCCAGCGAGGACCGCGTGGACCGGACGGGCGGTGCGACCAGCACCTACAGCCCCGACGACCCCATCGCGGGCCTGCTCGGCAACTTCGCGGGCAACGCGAAGATCCGCCGCGCGCTGTTCGTCGGCGGTGGTGCGCTGAACGAGTACTACATCGACGCCAGCTCGCTCATCAGCGATGCGGGCGTCACCGGCAAGACCGGGTCGTTCAACATCACCAACAACGGCATCAGCGTCTCCGCGGAGCGGATCAGCATGATCCTCCGCGCCCCGCTGGACCGTCTCCAGCAGATGGTGAGCTGCTCGTACAGCTTCATCGGTGACTTCCGCGTTCGCACCGACGCCGGCACCGGCGACAGCGCGCGGTACAAGCGCCTCGTCTGCGTGGAGCACGGCTCGTCCACCTAGTGGGCGGCCGCGTGCCGTAACGCACGCGGCGGAACCTGCGCCCTCTGCTGCGTGTCGGAAGGGGGTGCCTGCCCACGGTGGGTGGGTGCCCCCTTCCTCACGTTTGGAGCCCGACAATGACCGACCAGATCAAGCCCAAGGCCAAGAGCACGCGCCGCAAAGCCGCCGCCAAGGCCCCGGAAGCCCCCAAAGCCCCGGAAGCCCCCAAGGCCCCCAAGGCCGCCGCCAAGCCCCCGGAGGCCGCCTCGGCGGCCGCGCTGGCCGACGTGGTGGCGGACCTGAGCGACGGGATGCCCGCCGAGGTGCCGCAGCGCGTCGTTGTGACGCAGGACTGCCGTTTCTTCGGCCCCCACGGCACCGCCACGTTCAAGGCGGGGCGCAAGCTGTCCGCGGACGGCTACCGCCCGGCGACGTGGGCCATGCTCGTCGAGCAGCTTGGCGACGCGGTGCGGGTGGCGGACTAGCCCCTACCGGGCCTAGATTTGCCCGCTACGGGCGGCCGAGCGTCCTACCCTTGGCCGTACCCGTCTCAGGGTAGGGAAGCCCGTAGCGGGCGCGAGAGGCGACGATGGCGTTGACCGACGAGGAGAAGGAGCAGGTGCGCTATCACCTCGGCTACCTCGGGGTGTCGCCCGCCGCGTCCATCCAGCTAGGCATCCCGCGCCCCGTCCAGACCTTGTTCCTCGTCGAGCAAGCGTTGGCCAACCTGCGCGAAGTGGCCGTCCCGCGCGTCCGCAGCATCCTCGGGGTGCTGGAGGGCATCGAGGACAAGCTGATCTGCGCGCAGGACCGCCTCGCCGCCGAGCGCCTTGGCAACATGACGCTGCGCGGCGTCAAGCCGGGCGAGTCAGAGGCCGACGGGCTGGAGCACGAATACACGCGGTGGGCCGGGCGGCTGGCCGACATTCTCGGCGTTCCGTTCTACCCGGGCAGCCGCCGCTTCGGGAACACCGCGGGCCGCGCGGGCAGCATCCCCGTGACCAATGGCTGACCGTTGCACCGGCGACGCCGCGTGCGGCGTCAACCTGATCGCCAACCTGTCCAAAGTGGCTGACAACATCCGCGGCGTGGCCGGGGCGGTGGGGCTGCGGCCCTACACCGTCAGCATCATCAAGGTGCGCTGGACGGGCGGCCGGCGCGGCGACGGCGTGCCCGAGGTCATCGACACGCTGATGCTGGACCCCACGCCGCTGGTGTCGAGCATCAGCGATCTGGACCAGCGGCTTGAGTCCTACGGGCTGGCCACCATGGGCATCGTGCAGGTGTCGGAGATCAGCCTGCGGTACGACGAGGACGTGCTGCTGGGCAACGACGAGGACGGCACGCCGCCCGCGGACGACGTGGAGGTGTTCTACGAGATCGCCTTACGCACCAGCCTACAGGGCGACCCCGTGCTGCGCCGCTTCACCCCCGTCAGCACCCCGGCGTATGACCCCGGGAACCTGCAATACAGCATCCGCCTGACCGCCGCCCGCGGCGGCCGCGACCGCTACACGGGGCTGCCTCAATGAGCACCACGTTCACCGTCCAGTTCAGCCGCGCGCAGCTCACCGCCTTGCGGGGGCTACTGGAGACGCCCGCCGTTCAGGACGCCGCCAAGGCCGGGCTGCTCGCCGCCGCCCTACGGGGCCGCGACCTCGTCGTGCGCGAGACGGGCAAGCAGCGCAAGGTGGACACCGGCCGCTTCCGCACCTCGTGGAAGGCCGAGCGCACGCGCGACGGCGCGGTGCTGCTCAACAGCGCCCCCTACGCGGCTGTCATCGAAGGCGGCCGCCGAGCAGGCGCGCGGATGCCGCCGCTCGGCCCGATTGAGGCGTGGGCGCGCCGCAAGGGCATCGACGCCGACCCGTGGGCTATCGCCCGCGCCATCTCCCGTCGCGGCATCCCCGGCGTCTTCATCCTCCGCGACGCCATCCCCAAGGTGCAGAAGTTCGTGAACGCCGAGGTGCGCCGCGAGGTGCTGCGCGTCCTTGCCCCGTACAGCGGCGGTGGGGGTACCCCATGAGCCAGATCGCCCGCCGCGGGGACCGCGTGGCCACGGCGTTGATCACCGACCGCCGCGAGGCCCAGCAGCTAACCGCCCGGGCGGACCACGACGCGCTGACCGCGCTGCGCCGCGGGCTGGCCGAGTACCTGCTGACCGCCATGCAGCCCGACACCCCGACCGGGCGCGAGGTACAGCTTGAGTCGGTGCTCTGGGGTTGGGCGTCGTTTGAGCAGCGCGGCCGCTTCCCCGCCGCCTACGTCGGGCACGAGGGCGCGGTGGTCTACCGCACCACGACCACCGCGCGCGGCTCGTCGTTCCGGCGCGCCGATGCGGGGCTGCCCCGGCTGGACGTGGTGGCCGACGTGACCGCCGCCCTACAGGTAGTCGTCTACGCCAAGGACACCGCCCAGCGCAGCGCCCTCGTGATGGCCGCCGAGCAGGCCATGTACCCCGTGGACTGGCTGGACGGCGCGCGCGTGCGGCTGGACTGCTACCACGGCGCGTTCGCGTCCTATGACCTGACCTCGGTGCTGTATGACGACAGCACCGACGCGGCGCAAGAGGCGTTCTATCGCGCCATCCTGACCGTGAACGCTTCGCTGCCGCTGGTAGTAACCCGCGCCGCCGCGGCCGGGGCCGAAGGGCGCGCCAAGCTGACGACGGGGCCAGACGTGGGCGCTTGACCCGCCCTCGCCCCCCTGACAGACTGCGCGCGGGCGTAGCGCAGCAGAGGTGATCTGATGAGTGGTTTCATCCGCCGCTACCCCTACTACCCCAGCACCAGCACGATCCGCGAGATCGAAGGCGTGGTCATCATTGACCTGCCGCCCCCGGGCAGCATCGCGGGCGTCGGCTCAGGCACCACCGCCGTCGTGGGCGAGTTCAGTGACCTGACCTATGCGACCACCGTGGCCGGGGGCAACGTCACCGGCAACCCGCGGCCCGTTGAGGTGTTCAGCGCGCAGGACTTGGTCAACAAGGTCGGCGGGTTCGACGAGCACCTCGGGGAGTTCGACGTCAGCGGCGGCAACGGCTACGCCGCGGTGGCGGGCAAAGCGTTCAGCCGCCTCGTGTGCGTGCCGATCAACCTCGCCAGCGACAAGGCGTGCCGTCTGGTCCGCGACCTGCCGACCAACGCGGGCGTGGCGGACCCCACCCCGGTGGTGCCCCTGACGGGCGGCGTCGTCGCCGCGGGCCGCACGTTCACCGACGGCACCAACGGGGCCGCCAACGGCAAGCGCACGGTGTTCACCGACGACATCGCGTTCGTTACGGGCACCGATGGCGCTTGCACGACCAAGAGCGCCGTCAACACCACGCCCATCGCGTTCACGTCCGCGGGCAGCACGTTCGTCACCGACGGCGTCGCCGTGGGCGACATCATGGTGGTGGGCGTCATCGGCACCGCCAGCACCAACCCGGGCACCTACCGCATCACCGAGGTGACAAGCGAGACGGCGGTCAAGCTGGAGCTGCTGACGGGCGAGGCGTTCGACCTCGCCACCGCCTCCAGCATGGCGTTCCGCGTCCACCCGCGCGCCACCGCCGACAGCGCGGTCAGCGCCGCGGTCGCGTCCGCCGCCGCGGGCTACACCATCCCCGTGCGCGCCAGCGGCCCGGGCAACATCAGCGCCGCGACGGCGTGCGCGCCGACCGTGGTGCCCGCCGCCGCCACGGTCAACTCGTGGGATTCGCTGTCGGGCCTGACGCTGGTGGCCCACCCCTCCAGCGCCATCACCTACACCGCCGCCATCGGCGCGGACAACCCCGCCGCGTCCGCGACGCTGGACGCCCTCTACAGCACCGCCCTCGCGTCGCTGCTGACCGAGGACGACCCGGGCCGCGACGTGTCCATCGTCTTCGCCGCCCGCACCAGCACCAGCATCGCGCAGGCGCTCAAGACCCACGTGACGCAGGCCAGCGCCGAGGGCATCGGGCGCGTGTGCGTCGTTGCCCCGCCGCTCGGCGCGACCGCCGACACGCTGTCCGAGGTCGTGGGCAGCGCGTGGCCCGCCGTCGGTGCGTACCGCGACGAGCGCGTGTTCTACGCTTGGCCGTCGTGCTCGTTCCAGCTCAACGAAGCGGTGGGCACCGGCATCCCGCTGGAGGACGGCAGCGTTGCCACCGACGGCGTCATCGACCAGTCGATGGCCCCGTGGGTCGCCAGCGTGCTGTCGCTGCTGCCCCCGGAGCGCAACCCGGCGCAAGGCCTCCCGCCCGCCACCACGGCGCTCGCGGGCATCCGCGGCTTCTCGTCGGGCCTCGCGGACACCCTGACGCAGAGCAGCTACAAGACCATGCGGGCGCAGGGCATCATCGGCCTGCGGCTGGACCGCAACGTCGGCCCCGTGCTCCAGTCGGGCATCACCACGTCGCTGACGAGCGGGCAGAAGAACATCGCCCGCCGCCGCATGGCCGACTTCCTACAGGACAGCATCAGCCAGCGCCTCAACGGCTTCGCCAAGCTGCCGCTCACCCAGCAGCTCAAGGACGGCATGGTCAGCGAGGTGACGGCGTTCCTGTCCGGGCTGCTGTCGGAGAACAACCCCGCCGCCCAGCGCATCGCCGCGTTCAGCGTGGACGACCAGAGCGGCAACACCCCGGAGCTGGAGGCGCTTGGCGTCTTTGTGCTGGTCGTGCGCGTCCGCACGCTGGCCAGCGCCGACTTCATCGTGCTCCAGACCGAGGTCGGTGAGGGCGTCACCGTCTCGGCCAACTAGGCCGCGCGCAGGAGGGCAAGACAATGGCACAGCGTATCAAGGGCCAAGAGGTGGAGGTGCTGCTGCTGCTCAACGGCGAGCCCGTCAGCAGCGCCACGGCCGTCCAGAGCCTGAGCATCGAGCAGCAGCTTGACGTCACCGCCGAGGGCTACCTTGGCGAGACGACCAACCGCCGCGACGAGGTCTACAACGGCGTGGCGGGGTCGATGGCCCTCCACATGGACGACCCCGACGTGTTCGACGTGGTGCAGGCCATCGTCGAGCGCGCCACGCGGCGCGCCGCGGGCACCACCATCAACATCAAGGCCGCGCTCGCGTTCCCGAACGGCGAGCTGAAGCGGGTGCTGGTGGAGGACTGCTACTTCGGCAGCATCCCGATGGAGTTCTCCAGCCGCACCGACTTCGGCACGCTGTCGCTGGACTTTGAGGCCGCCAGCCTCCGCTACCTGTAGCCGACGCCGCGGGGCTTGCGGCCCTGCGCGGGGTGCGTGTCGTTGAGCCTACCGGGCCTAGATTTGCCCTGTGTGCCCCGTTCTGCCCCTACCCCTACGCCGTACCCGTCTCAGGAC